CTAAAAGTGCCTGCCTGAACATGCTCTAGTAAAGTAGTTCCGCTAGCTGAAGTATATACTAAATTTATAGGAACACTAGTAGAGGTTAAACCTACAGTAATGAGACCAGTTCCTGTAGAAGGTGCTATCCAAGTAGTAGGAACAGCTAAGGCAATAGTTCCACTAGGAAGAGCAGTAGCAGGAGAATTAGAAGATGCAAAGGCACTTAATGAAAGTGATACCTGTGGGATAGAGCCAGATACTCCTACTCCAGTTATAGTTGGAGTAGTATTTTTTCCTGCACCTGTTAAAATAGTAAATGGAACACCTAGAACAGGAGAGTTAGCCCCCAAAGTAGCTAGGGTAGAAAAATCTGAACCTAACTTTCCATTAGCATGTGCTGTATTAGTAGTATCAGTTGGGTCGAAATAAGGTATTGAAGTATCAGCAGGTAAGACTATAGTGCATCCAGGACCAGAAACTGTTGGTAAGTCAGCTAGATTAAAGGTAAGAGTAGAGCTAGTTTGTCCAGCTAATGTCCAAGTTCCAGTATATTGAGTATATCCTTGTGGTAAAAACATAGCTTCAGAAGCATAGGAAGCTGTGCTAGAGGCTACCCGAGTAACCCATAACATAGTGCCCTGTTCTAAATAAGCCATGGCAGCATAACCCATATAATCCGATGGATCAACTTTACCAAAAGTGCTTACAAATTCAGCCTGAGTAGTTATTAAGGTTGGGGAATTTGTTGGACCAGAGCTAGCAGTTCCAACCATACCCACAATAGTAGTTGATAAGTCTGATACATAGGCTGATAAATCTAATTCGACAGTATATACACCAGGTGATACGTAAGTGCTCATAGTTCTAACCTTTACAAAATATTACTAAATAAACCTCTGATAAACCACTAACTATAAATTAATTACATATTATATTTCACAAGACTTTTTAAACTTTTTTATTGTATTGTGTTATTTTTTATTGACATATAAAAATATTGCTACAAACATATTATCATTTGTAGCAATAGCTGTATTATTTATGTGGCATTTTTCTAAAGCTGTTAAAAACTCAAACTGTTTATCAGCCAAATTCACTATATAATTCTTTCATTAAGAAGTAGTTATAGTCACTTCATCTACAGCTAATACTAAAGTGATTTCCTGGTGACCATCTTTATCTTCCCAGCTTAAATCTTTCCTAGCAAAACTCTTAGGCCAAGCACCAACCAATACCCAAGACTCAACTACTGAGTGGTCAGGACCATACATTAGTAAGGTTATATTTTTCTTATAAGCAGAAGGAAAGCCCATTAAAGAAGTAGAGACATCAAAAATAGAAGTATGCCAAGTTTCAATAGAAGTAAGTGCTGAGCTATCTGTGAAGTCGTAGAACACGCAAGTCACATCACTATAGCTAATTTTGGAACCAGCTACTTTATAGTAAGTATGCATTCTATGTATATCAGTCTCTTCTACTGATATTTGTGGTATTGTTACACTCTTACAGGTCAGTCTTAAATTATCGTCTAGTAATAACTCGTACCGGTTTAAGCGTTTAGGTTCTTGAGTGTTCGCCGTCCAGCCCATTAAACTTGAAGACATTGTAGTTAACTCCTTAATAATACGTATATCACTTTACTTATTAGTCTAACACATATAAATTAATTACTTCTTTTATCCTTATATTCTTTAATAAAATTTTCTAGCCAACTTTTTCAATTACTGTAAGCCTTCCAAAAATAAAGCCAATACTAACACAAGTATTTGTTGTAGCTAATCTATCTCCCATTTTGTATTCCTTTTATTCTCCTCTAGTTTCTTTTTATTTGGTATAATTCTTGTGTAGTGTTCTGGACTAAGTCTACCCTTTATATAGGTAAACAAGGGCTTATGTTTCTTTTTATACTTCATCAGGCTTTACTCCAACTTTAGCAAATATTACATGAGCAATTTCCTTGATACTAGATACTGAATAGCCACCAATTGTAAGATAGAATAAATAATCAGTAAACTTACCAACATATGTAAAATTAGTAAATATTTTCCATGGATTTATTAATATCACAATATGTAGCAGAATCATAATAGCAAAAGCAGCTGTTGATATAAGTCTTCCAAAACTAGCAGACACGTCATCTGAATAAACCCTACTTAGCCAATTTAAAAACATATTTACTCCCTACATATATTTAATTATAATGTTATCTAATTGGCTATATAGATTCTCAAATGATGAATTATTATCTACTATATAATCATAATCAGTAAAGAAATCTAACTCTAATTCTGAAGAGTGGTTCATATTGGTTGCTCCCCTACTAATTCTTACATCCTCATTAGCTACTATTCTAATAATAATAAAACCTTCCTCTTTTAATTTAATAAGTTCATTGAGATATCTAGAGTCTGTGATAAATATAGAATTTGTATTACATTTCATTTTATCTATTAATTTAGATACCCAAATATCAGATTGCTGTTGTCTAGCCCAATCACCTAAAAATTGTAAAAACACTCTATTTTTTTCTTGTTTAAATCCTAAATTATCTTGAACCATATGTAAAATATCGTATATGGGCTCAGCAAATGAGAACAATTCGGCATTTTTAATATAATTATGTTTAATATAAGTAGCAGAAACATCCTTACCGCTCCTCATATTTCCAGCAAAGGCTATTTTTATCATACTGTAATCTCCTCGATATATTGTTCTAAGTTCTTTTCTTCTGTGTATGGAATAATTATTAGTTTTATATTATTTTCCTTAGCATATTGAACTTTCTCTATATCACGTTGCCTAGCTTTTAAATATTGTTCTTCTGTTTTATGAAAGTAATTTGGATAGATATAATGCTGATAACCATGATATTCAAAGGCTATTTTATGGTCTTCATTATAGCCATCCCATTCATATCTTTTACTATCATACAAAAACCTTGTTTTAGTCAGAGTAAAACCAAACTTAGATTCTAATAATTCCTTACATCTAAGTTCTGTCTTAAAGGAAGCACATTCAGGACACCAAGTATTACTATTTTTAATATGGCCCCAATTAGCTTCCCATTGATGTGTTTCTTTACATTCCCATAATAATTTATTACTATTATCTATATAAGTTGTGGATAACAATTTTCCTTTTTTACTCTTAGCAAAATTTTGTAGCTCTATAATATCAGGTTTAGCCTTCCTAGCACAAATAGCACACCAGCTATTACTATTTTTAATACTGCCCCAATTGGCTTTCCACTCATGTCCTTTTTCACATTTCCATAACATCTTAGTAATATTATTTATATACTCAGTAGAGACTAACTTGCCACCTTTATTTATGGCATATTCTTGTAATTCAGTTATATTAGGTTTAAGTGAGGAGCACCCAGGACACCAACTTTTTTTATTTTTAATATCTGTCCATTTAGCTTCCCATTGATGCCCTTCCTCACATTCCCATAACATCTTAGTAATATTATTTATATACTCAGTAGAGACTAACTTGCCACCTTTATTTATGGCATATTCTTGTAATTCAGTTATATTAGGTTTAACACTACCTGAACAGTAGGGACACCAACTTTTTTTATTTTTAATATCTGTCCATTTAGCTTCCCATTGATGCCCTTCCTCACATTCCCATAACATTTTAGTCTTACTATTTATATATTTAATAGATACTAACTTACCATCTTTATTAAGGGCAAATTCTTGACATACTTCTAAGTTACACTTTTTCATATCACAATATTCCTATTAGATATACTTAACATAAACCAGCTTTCCGCAGTCAAAGACGCGGAATTGAAAAAGCACATCTCTTGTATAATCGAGCTCAGTTTGTGTTGGAAGAATACCATGAAGATTACATTTTTTATTTGATTGCTTTCCTCTAACAATACATTTGCCTTCCTTAGCCGATTCCACAGAACACCAATAAGAATAATCGGATTGTAAAGTAGCATATAATTCAAAGTTTAAAACATTATAAAGATTACCTTGACTTATTCTTCTATCTGCCCAAGAGACAACGGTGTTATATCCTTTAGACTTTAAATCTTTTTCAGCAAAGGCCAAAACCTTACTTGAGCCACCTGGAATATTATAATTTGATTTTATAGCCAATCTATCTAATACAGTTGTGGTAGGCGAATTCCAGATACTTTGCGCACGGTGATGTCTTCCAAATGATACAACTTCAATTAAGACATTATTTACATCATATAGCCCATAAAAAAGATAAGATAAATTAGCAGGCCCTTGAATATGCTCTTCTTTTAAAAACTCATTTGCTTCTTGTTTAGTTATTGCTTTTACTGTACATTTTCTGGCAAATACTGTAATTTTATTTTGTTTAAGTGCTGAAGATAAGAAGTTAATCATCTTACTTCTTTTGGACTCCCATTCGTTTTCAAACACTGTAAGAACACGATTTCCGTCATTAACAAGTTCCTCCATATTTGAAATAATTACTTTCTTAGCCTCAGCATAAGTTTTACACTTTCCTGATGATACTAGAATTTCTTGATGAAACTTACTTAGCTCAACAAAGGTAATAGCAAGCTTACTATTTTCTTCAAGTAAGGCTGATAATCCAAACTTCATATTTTTGAGAGTAAATGTTAGATTTGGATATAGTTTAATAATATCACTATAAAAAGTATCAGTAGCTGTTACTGGTATTACTGGAGCCACTTGAACTATTGCTGATTTGTTAAAGGTTTTTCTAATAACATCCCTATAGCAGCCACATGAAGTAGTATTTCCAGAAACTAATGAGCCTGTAGCAACTTCTGTAGTTTTTCCACACTCACAAAGACATTCCCATATAGCTTTACGTTGATATCTCTTATCAGAAAGCTTAACAACAGTTAGCTTTCCATAAACATTACCAAGAAGAGATTTTGGTTTTCCAGACATTAGATTAGTTCTCCATAAGTTCTGTTAAATAATTTTGAATATTTGTATTAATCTCATCTATAACTAACAAGTCTATTGGATTAGTAGACTCTCTAAGTGAGGCTACCTTAGATAAATACTCAGCAAACTCCATATCTACATCACCATTAAAGTTATTACAGTGGGCCTGTCCATGGTGTAGTTTACATAAAGTAATTAGATTAGTAGGTTCTGCTGCCAATGAAATATCCTCTGCTCTTTTAGTAATATGATGAACATACAAGTCTCCTCCTTGTTTATTACAGATAGCACATTTATAACCATCCGATTTCATAACTAATCTAGTAACAGGCCTTATAATACTTGAAATATGTTCTCTAATAGTTGACATTAAAATATCAGCAGGTTGTCCTTTTGATAGTCTATATTCCATAAAACGTTTCTGTGTTGCTTCCTTATTTAGACATCCACAAGATTTAACAGCACCACTTAATAAATTACAAATATTAACTTCAGTGATTATTCCACAGTCACATACACATTTCCAAAAGTATCCTCCACCAGTTCTTCTATCCAAAGAACTAATAGCTGTTAATTTACCAAACTTTTGATTTGTAATATCTTTCTTATTTGAAATACCCTGAGCCTTAGCTTGATCCATATGAGCACAGCCACATGATTTGGTATTACCTCTCTTAACATCTGAAAGTGGCTTTTCTACTATATTACCACAGTCACATCTAAATTTCCAAATAGTCACACCATTTTTCTTATTTTCTGTTGGCTCCAATGCCAAAAGTCTATTAAACTTTTGTCCAGTTATATCCTTAGTATTAACTATTTTTCGTTGTTCTGCTCCAAAGCAACCACAACTTACAGTTACTCCACTAGTCAAAGCACTTCCTATAACTGTAGAATAATTTCCGCAAGAACATTTACATAGCCAAAATATAGTTCCAGTATTAGATTTTCCTGTATTTTCTATAGGATACAAAGCAACTAACTTTCCATAAACATTATTTGTTAGGTCTTTAGCTTTTTTTGTTAATGAAATCCTGTTTAACAATGTGACATCATAATCTGATGGGTATACCATGTAGCACCTCCAACATATATTATCGGCAATGGTGATATAAAGTGTAGGGAAAATAAAAAATTATTTGCTATGTCACATAAGGCCTAGCCACACAAAAAGAAGGCCCAATAAAGGGCCCTCATTTTGCTTATAGTTACTATAGGATTAAGGTTAAACAACACCATAATCAGAGGCAGGAGTGGAACCAGATGTATAGAGGTTCTGAACCTGGAGAACACCTAAACCGTACGCGCCGTCGAGTAGAAGCTGATGGTCGTAACGTTGCTGTAAGCCGACAACAGTTGAGAAAATATCACCTGAGAGGACATCAATTGAAGGTGGGGTAAGATATGTCACGAAGGGAAAGTACGCATATGGAGCCTTGCCTAAATCTTTAGAAGTGAAGCCCATGAGAATCTTGTCTGACTGGGGAAACTGAGGAGCCTTAGCAACAGTGAAGTTGTTGATGCTACCAAACTTCTCAGCATCAATACTGAAATCACCCTGAGCCTTATGACCAGTATCAGTAGCCATCTTAAATTCGGCAGTATTCTGAAGCAGTGTAAATACATGGGGATGGGTAACAGCAAACATACCCTCACCACGAAGGAAGTCAATACTCATATCATTAGCAAGATAGTTCATCTTATGAACTAGTTCCTGGTTCTTCTGGAACATAGTGCCCCGGAAAGAGTTTGCAGGATAAGAAGCATCATAAGTAGAAATCTTACCAGCATTGGCCATCATGTCAAGCATCATTTCTAGGTCAATTTCAAGTGCCATTGACTCAGTCATGCCACCAACTAGTTCCTTTAGAGCATCCATACGACCTTCAGTATAAGCTTCAAGGTCCTGAATAGCTTCTGCGGAAATCTGAGCAAAGTTCTTACGTGAACGAGTGCTAACCTGGATTAGACTCTGAACGAAACTAACTTCACCAAGAGCCTTATTACGTTCCTGATTATACTGATAGGTTACTGAGAAAGTAGCTGTTCCAGTAATAGTAAGACCAACAGCAGTAGCGGCAGCAGCAGCAGTCTGATTGAAGGTAATAGAAGGAACACCAGAACCATTAGTAGTTACAGTGCCATTAACATTGTCAGGGGAAACTGCAGCCATAACACCAGCACCATTATCAATAGCCACTACTACGGAATTACGAGGAATAGCACTATCATAAACTGCAATTGAAGCAGTGCCACTAATGTACGGAGTATAGGTGGGAGTATAACCAGATAAAGTAGAAGTTCCACCTACCTCAGTTACCTGCTGACCTGAGTAGTTGGCATCAATACCTGAAGTGGTATCTTCATACTGTGTTGCGCCTGAACCATAACGCTTGTAGGAAGCTGGGTTCATGTATTCCTGACCGGCAGTTGTAGCACCCTTAGTGGTATTACGAGAAAGTCGGAAGGTCTGAATTACCTGAGTAGGAACATCAAGCTGGCGAGTAGCAATAAACTTAGTAACAACAATCTGTGGGAATACACGAGTTATAATTGTTGGAAGCATTGCTTTGTTATAAGTTGCAACAGAGGCTGAGGTAGTTGCTTCAGTCAGTGGCTGATTCTTGGTGGCATACTGGAGTGATTTTACAGCATGAAGAAAAACAGTATTACGATATTCAGCATCTGGAATAGCAGTCTGTAGATTTTCATTAAAAGTCTTCCAGAAAGAAGACTTGCCAGCCTTCTTAGCTGCTTGTTCATCACGCTCAAGAATTGCTCGTACTCGTTGCTCACTTAGCATTTCTAAATTAACAGGGTTTGTAAACATTCAATTATCTCCTGGATAAAATTAATTATAGTTTTGTTACACTTTAAGTAGGTATTAACCTAAATAAATCTCATAATCTAAAGCACTTGACTCTTTTGATTCAGTTACAACTTCTTTTTCTTGCTTTTTAGTTGCCAGATTTTCGGCAATTACTTTAAGTTTATTACGCTGTGGTGTGACTTCTACAGGCTTATCTACTACACTCTCAGTTACAACTACTTCTGGTTTCTGAGTAGCTTCTACTTCACGTTCCTTTAAAGCCTGTTTAGCAGCTTCAAGACATTTCTTTCCTTCTTCTAAATTCTTTGGTTCCATCTTAGTAACTGTTTCATAAAGTAAAGCAATTTTTTCAGTTGGGTAGCCAGAGCATTCTGAGACAACTAGTGAATGTAAATCACCAATTAATGCTTTTGCTTCTAATACCTTAATCTTTTTAAGGGACTCGTTAAGCTTATTCTTCATACTATCAAGGTCTGCTTGATTCTTTCCTTCTAGCTCATTTATGTTTATAAAGGGAGCCATTTCACTAACTGCCTTTGAGAAAGCTTCTTGAATTTTAGTAGATGTATTGGTAGCCTTAACATCTTCTTCTATAGCTTTAGTAATCTTTTTAACAGATTCATTCATGAATTCGTAAACTTCTTTACCAAGCTTCTTCTTGGCTTCATTAAACTTAGCTTCATAAAAATCCTTTAGCTTAGTCTCATAAAGATTAGATTTAGCTAAGATAGTCTTCTTAAAAATAAAGGCTTCCTTTTCAAAGGACTTCTTCTGTTCTACTAATTTAGTTTTTTCAGTGTCTAATTCTGCCTTTGATTCTGCTATAGCTGCCTGAATCTGCTCTTCAATAATCTGATGAACATCAGCATTTGCTAATAGTTCTTTAATCTGCTTCATATTCATATTTATTCACCTATATAAAATAATTACTTACTTCTGAACATATCCCGTAAATCATCGATAAACTTTTTGCGCTCTAACTCATATTCTAACTTACGTTTAAAATCTAAACCTTCATTTACTGGTTGTATAAATGCTTTTTGTGTAGATGGGTCATGTACTGCATCAAAAGTGACAAGCTTATACTCATCTACAACGGTACTGTCATAACCCTCAGTAACTGAACCAAAACCTCTACTAGAAATACCGACAGTACAGTTATTTCTAATTAAAGCTCCTAACATTCTTCCTGAAGGGGTTCCTGCTGGGCCTGGGTCATCGAAAACTACTGCCTCACCTATTAAATCATTACCAGAAAATTTTAAATTTGTAATTACATGACTTACATTTTTTAAAGACACAGTAGGAGATTGGTTTTCTGGGTGGTCCATCTCGCCCAACATATTGCGTGACATTAAGCTTTCACTAGCTTCTTGAATTGCTTTATCTAAAACTTTGTATGGATAAACACGTCCATTTTGATTTTTAGAGTCTGCTCTTTGAAATACACCTCTAAATTTAAGGCATTTCCAAGATGAATTTGAGTTTAGCTTTTCTTCTAAGAGCTCAAAGCCTTTTGTTGAAGAGGTTACTTCGATTAATGGATTATACATTTACTGTCTCTTTCCCACAACTCATATTTCGTGCCTATTATTTATATTATATCCCAGGACCTTGCTTTTCTTGTGTCTCTTCATACCCTGGGAGTGTTTGTGGCTCTACACCTGGAACACCTTGGTCTTCAGGAGTATTTTCGGGCTCTTCAACAGATTCAGGATTTTCGCCACCATCATCTGCCTTTAGTTCGACTTCTTCAGCACCTAAATCTTGTTCTGGAGTATATAAATCAGAATCTAAGAAGGTTGAAATTATAGGATTCCATCGAGCCTCTATATCAGATAGTTCATCATCTGCTAGGTCAGGCTTATTTAATATATCTAAATCTGTTTTTAGTCTATCATCTAAATCTGCTGATATATTAAGATTTTCACTATTATTTGCTTCACGACTAACAAAGGAGGACATACCATCTAATATGGAAGTTAATATATCTTTATGGAGCTGTTTAACTTCTTCATCACTTAGATTTTCAGGAGAAAACTCTTCAAAATCCTTTTTACCTTCGTCATCTGGAAAATCTGTTTCTATGTCTTCTGGAGAATTATAATCTTCATCAGAAACACTATCAGAATCTTCAGAAGGAAATTTTCCATCATCAAGGCTATAATCATTATCCATAGCCTGTTTAATATCTTCATTTACTTCATTTAATGTTTTAGCAGTCTCAAAAAGCTTTTCTGTAATACTTTCTGAACGTTCCTTATTACCAAGCAAAGCATCCTCAATTATAGAAACTACCTTGTCTTTACCTAAAAATAATACTGGGCCACAGGACTCTATAATAGAAGTATAATCTGATAAATCTAAGTCTTCAGCCTCACTTAAGGTAACTAAAGAAAAAATGTCGGATTTAAATTCATTAATTAAAGAATTTCCAGATTTACGTAGTTTAAAACCAGGAGCCTTCTTAATGAGATTTTCTGTGAAGGTTTCTGGAAATCGTCTCTTGAGTAGCTGATATTGATAAAACTCTTCGCAAAACTTATTTAGGTCATCTTCAGCAGATACATAGTCTTCTTCTACTAAATTATCAATAAGCTTTATTACCTGCTCTTTAAGTTCTTTATCAGTTTGCTTAGCTGATACATAGATAACTTCATTATCTAATATATCTTCAGCAGTCATCTTAGATTCTGATAAATTGTGCTTAAACTTAGCCAATACTAGATAATTATTTTTTTGAAATAGCACGGAATCATCAGTATACTCAAGAATAGAGCAATCCTCAGTTAAAAGGTTATGAAGCTTTTCCTCTAGAGCTCTATTTCCACTCTTTAATATAGATGTTAAAGTTTTTAAACTCATATAAATATGCCTTTTTAAGTATCTGCTTACAAATTAATTATATAATTTTATTATTTAAAAATCTCTTCTGGTTCTGTTAATTTAGCTATCTTTTTTTCAGTTAGTGATACGGTACATCTAGAAGAGTCAGTCAATCCTACTAGACCTTCTTTTCTAATACTTTCCTGTAATGATAAAAGCTCTCTTGAATACCGTTTAACTTCACAAATAATATTCTCAGTTTCTATAAGTAAATCTCCTAAATGCCTTCTATTTTGTAATAGGGGCACTCCACCTACTTGTTCCATACCTTGCTGACCTCCCTGTACTTCTGGAGCCATTTCTTGACCTTGCTGAGGCATTTCTGGAGGAGCTTCCATTCCACCACCCATTGCTGAACCTAAATCACCACCCATTGGCATTCCTCCACCCATAGCACCTTCACCACCTTGTTGAGGAGCTGTTGGGTCTATCTCAAACATTTTTTCTATCTCTGAATCTGTTTTATGTAGTATATGTTTAGCAACCCAACGACGATTAACTCCAAAACCAGTATAACTACTAGCTAAGTTTAATAACTCACTCTCAACTTCTATTCTGGCCTTTTCTTCAACATAAGAGGGTCTGGACATTACTAAACTGAAGGACTTTAAATCAGCCTTCTCTTGTATGCCCTTAATAGCTAAATGAATTATACATAAATCTTTAATAGCCTCTAAATAATCTTCTTGTATATTCTGAATAGCCTTACTAAATGTCACATTCTGCTGAGATAACATGCCCTTAGAAGACACATCACCCTCATAACCAAGGAAAGATTTAGGAACTTTAAGAGCAGCAAATAACCTATTATTAAGAAAAGACACATCTTCTATTTCACCAACATTTGCTACACCCTGTAATTGTTCTACTTTAGTTGCTCCATTCTTCTGTATTGGAATGTAAAGATTAGCATTCATATCAAGTAGCTGATAACGCTCATTAAGTTTACCAGTTGGGTCAAAATATTCTTTTTTAGCTAAGGCATTTATCTGCTTCTTAACTATGTTTTCAGCATCAGCACCTTGGGCATTACCTACATCAACATAAAATACCAGCCTAGTTGGAGCTCTATTAAGTCTATAAATAATAAGAGAATCAAAAAGTAAATCTAATTTCTTCCAAGTATCAACTGCAGTATCGAGAGGTGAACATCCATAGGGCGCGAAAAGACCACTTCCACGAAGTTTAAAATGAAGCATCTCATATTTAAGAAATGTAATCAGAGAAGATTCGTTTTCCTTATTGGCACTATCACCAGTCATATAGGGCAATGACAAGGTATTAAGATTTATATATGGATTTGTGGTGGTTGAACTAACATTAGCATTTTGTACTGCTGATTTAAGAACATCTAAATCCTGAACATATCCTATTAAAATTCCTTTTTCCTCTAAACGATACACAGAAATAGCATCAAGTTCCTTAATTCCTGTCACACCAGCTACAGAATCTAATTTAAGAGCAGTAAAGTGGTCACCATACTTAACCATATTACGTATAATAGACCAACTTAAATAGTTATTTATACCAGTAGTCTCTAATAATTCTGATAATTCATCCTCTATATATTTTGAAGATGAATGAACACCTATAACTTTACCATCCTGATTCTTCTGGGTAGCTTCATTAGCATATACATCCAAAGCAGAAGCTATTAAATCAGAATCCATCCGATCGTAGGTCGCGTATCTTGCATGTCGTAAAGTCTCTCTTTCCAGATACTTGTGGTAATTTTTTCCAAGCGAGTCCTCGGCGAAAATTGAACCTCTTCCAAGTCCCTTTTTTGAGATTACTGTGGGCTCAACCATAGGCTTAGCTGCTAATTCTCTATTAGTAGTAGATAGAGCTTTTTCTATAGAGCTTCTAGCATTAAACTCATTAGGTTTTGAATTACTAAAAATCCTACCTAGAGCAGTAAATATATTCTTTAGCTTAGATTCATCATTTGCCATAAAATTAATTCCTTGATTTTACTTGCTCTAATAACTTTTCTGCCAATTCTTCATCATAGAGTTTTGATACTCCTTTATGAGTTTTATATAAGTGACATGTTCTACACACTATTATTAGATTGTCCAAGTCCTTTATTTTTTCTGGAGCCACACTTTTGGGAATTATATGGTGACATTCTAACCTATTAGCTGTTGTATCCTGACAACCACATAATTGACATTTATAATTATCTCTCTCAAGTACTTGTGGCTTTAAAACTCTTGACACATACCAGGCTATGCTTATATTATTTTTATAATTAATATCTATCTTACATCTACTTGTAGTAT